TTTACATCTTAAACATTTAACATCGGTCGTTTTTAGAGGACTAAGAGCAAATTCATATCTAGATGCTATCATTTCATAATCATTATCTTTACAATAATTATATATTAATGGATATTTTTTAAATCTCGCAATAATATTACTATGTTTATTTCCACAATTAGTACAATAGCTTCTATAACCATTTCTTAATAATGGTGTTTTCTCTTTTTTACAAATATAACATATTCTTTCTTTTGGATTATTATTTAGAATAAGGTAATATATTTCTCTATGAGTAAAATCCGCATAATAGATGTTTATACTTTTATATAATTTTGGGGACTTGTTAAGAATTTTTATGGCAACATTTTGAAAATCATAATTGAATTTAGCTAAAAATAAAAGAAAAATTTTATTGGTTCTTTCTAATGAATAAACTTTAATATCTGAAGATTTTAAAATTTTAATTCCTCTATTATTTCTTTCCTTTTTAACATCTTGGTTAGGATCACGTTTTCTTATTAAATCTGGATTATTTATAGCACATATTCTTGAACAAAATTTTCTATATCCCCATGACTCTAATAATGTGTTAAATGGTAATATATTTCCACAAAGAGGGCATACAGGAATATTTTTTAAATTAAAAACATAATGGAATATTTTTTGAGATAATATACTGTTAGTAATATTGGATTTAATGTCATTAAAAAACAATTCTATTTGTTGTATTGTTTTTGGATATTTGTTTTTTAATATTTTAATATATCTTTTGGGGTATTTAACTCTTAATTCTAAAATTTCCTCTTTTGTTAATATAATATCAGTAGATTCATTAAGAAGTGCTTTTTCATTTCCAATTTTTTCTCTATATATTTGAGACTTAGTCATACATTCATATGAACAATATTGTATATTATGTTTTCCTTTACTTAAAAAAGGCTCACCACATTCTAGACATAAATCATGATAATAATATGTACCATCATTACCTCTAAAATTTCCTCTATTGCTTAATTTAATATTATGTTTTTCTAGATTGTCTCAACAAATAATCATGATAGTCTACTCCCATAGAATTTGAAATTTAAAGAGAAGTTAGAGGGATGTGGGAGCAACCCTCAGCACTGGCCGGTGTTGTCCTTCTCCATTAAATTTAAAGATAAGATATTTTATTTATATTGTAAATAAAAAATTAAGAAACCGCACCTGCTCCAATTAGTTCATCGAAGTTAGCCCCAGTTTTTGTTGCGATAAAGTTAAGCCGGATAAACTCGACTGCTCTGGCGGGCTGGATCCATATATTCCCAACTAGCTCGTTACGATCAATTCTTTCTGGGGTATTAGTTGTTTCATCAATCTGGACCTTGAAGGCATAAATGCCACGGCGGCCCTGAATATCACGAAGGAAAGGCTCAATCATATTGGTCATTAACATCCAAGTAATTTCATCGTTCATCTCGAATAAAAAGTATTTGGCACTTTTTGCGATGGCTTTTTCCAATATGAGGAACAACCTGCGAACATTAATTCTATTAAATGCACTCTGTTTATCTAATAGGGTCTTCTGTCCTCAAACTACTTTGCCCTGACCACTAAAAGAAACAACAGGGTTAATTCCTGCAACATACATTGCATCTCGATTTCCTTCAGTAGGATTAAAAGCAAGTCTACGAACACCAGTTAGAATAGCTCTATTCAATCCAGCAGGTGCTCACCATGCATCAGCTACATCATCTGTATGAGCATATAGACCAGCCATATGACCGGAGAGAGGAAGCCAACGATATTTTTTGTTCCAAGTATCAAATACTTCGATCCAGTTACCATATAGAGCAGCATATGAAGTATTAGGATTAAATGTAGAACCAGCTTGTCCTTTTCTCCATTTTACCATATCTAATGTTTCAGAACCTTTGTTGTTTAGAACATGGGATCTTAGAACATCAAGTACAACAAAACAATCTCTACGAATTGATTCACAAAGCTCTACAAGGTAGGTTTTTACAGTTACACCCTTATCTGATTCGATAAAGAGATTGACATCAATTTCTTCAGGATTAGCATAAAGATTATATGCTTCAATACAAGCAGCATCTTCACCAGCCTGAACAGTTACATCTTCATGTCTTCCAAATACACCATTCTTTCCACCAGAAAGGGTGGCCATACGAGTCATAATGGCCCCAATCGCGGGCGAATCAATTTCTGTAGTTGTTTTAAAGACAGGATTCAAAGCTACATTAATATACTTTGACTGTTCATTTACAACAGTCTCAACAAAATTAGAAACGCCGGAATCATCAATTGAATTTTCATCAGAAGAAACAATGAAGACCTCTTTGTCTTCCCATATTGTTGAACCCTGATCTTTAGCTTGGACTACGATTGTGAATTGTTTTTCATCAGTCATAGGAGTATCGAGATCACGAATTACAACAAATGGAAGATCATCCTGGTAACCAGGAGTTCCAAAATCGGGATTAGCTTCATAATCTACCCACATTCCAGATACTGCTGCCGTAGCTGAAGCAGTTAAAGATACGCCAGAAGGAATATCAAATGTTTCAGTCTGTGTATCAAAATACTTAACAGCATCATATGTGGCCTTGTCATAAACAAGTAAACGAGTATTGTTTCCAAATTCACCACGATATTTAGCAAGTACCCAAAGTGGGTCATCTTCACCCATTAAAGTGTCTACCATTTCAGGGAACATCTTCATATCAGTTGTTCCTAATGAGGTATAGGTATAAGGACCATCATCTTCAGTTCCTTCAACAGTTCCAGTAGCTTCAAAAGTGAAGTTAGCAGTGGCTTCCTGGGTAGAATTTGTTCCAGTTAAAATTTTTGTACCAGCAAAAGTAGCATCAGTAGGCATAACCCTTGTACAATAGAGCATGCTTCCATATTTAAGATATCCTGCAGAAGACAGAATATCAATAAAAGAACTATCAGCAGGTTTACCAAATGCATCAATAAGTTCATCTGTATTTGTTACTAAATACTGTTCGTATTCAGGGCCTTTGTATGTTTTTCTTAGGACGTTTACAGCAATAGAAGTTGCTACTGCAGGAATTGTGGTGCTTAGATCCACTTCCCTCGTCGCCACGCCCGGCGAAATTCCGAAACTCATGTATTGTTTCCTCCATAAATTAGAATCTAAGAATCATTAGATTATAATTATATTTATATATTTTTATCCTCTTTCCATTCTATCATAAGAAATTGTTGCATTACATTCAATGTAAGTTTCACCCTCTCTATAAGATAATGTTACTGTTCCCAAATCCATAGGGAAACAATTTATCAATTTTAATTTTAAAATACTTTTTCCAAAATTATCCATAATCATAATATAAGAATCTGTAGTATAAGTTCTGGGGTGCTTACTTAATACATCTTTATTGTTGTTGATGTTTGTCATTCAATCAAAAAGAACTTGTCAGTTTTTGAATTCTTCATCAATCATGAAATCAAAAGTGAAGTCTGCAAAAAGTAAAGTTCCATCTGCTCTTTTTGTGTCTCATCCCTGCCAACTTATTGGTGTACTGTCAAATGACATACTAGGAATAACAACATTGAACAGATTTAGTGTTAGTTCCTTACTGTCTTGTAATTCAGTAGAAAAAGGTAAAACAGGGAAATATAATTGAAAGTTATTTCCAGAAGCTATATTTAAAGTAGTGCAGCCCATTATGCGTCTCCAGGAATAAGTTCATATGAGCTTATTACTTGATTATCATCATTCATATATCCAGATAAATGCATAGTTTCATACACTAAATCATTATTTCTCATTTCAAGAAAAATTTCCTCAATGTATTTTCCAGCACTTATTGGCTGTAATGCAAATGTATGAACAGTAAAATTTAATTTTCAATTTATCATTCTATAATCATCTTCTGGGATATCTGTTTCCATATCAGGGGAAATAGATTCTAAAATGACTTTACAATCAAAATGATTATCTATTTCAGGAATTGATACCCTTGTAATTACATATGGAGTAAAATAAGGAATAATTTGTTCAAAAATTTGATCTATTTCATTATGAAACAATGTAGAAATTGCAAGCTCATATTCAATAGTATATGGAACTAATGTCTTATGATATAACTGTCTATCACAAGACAAGACTTTCATATGTTTATTTGTTCCTCGTTCATTTATCGCAGGAGAAATACTTGTAATATAAGCACTCATCATTGGTAGTTTTATTTCATGTTTCCTTTCATATAATCAATAATAAAACTTTTCTTTTGGTGCATACTTTAAAGGAACAGTTACAAATTCCCTTACTGATCCATCTGAATTATATTTAGCAATCTTAATATTGTTAAAAATATTAAGAAATTGAATAGTTGTTTTTCGTAATGTATGATAATGAAAAAATGTATCCATAGTTTATCCTAATCTAAAGTATCATATCCATAATAAGAAGAATCTACACTATTATTGTCAATAGCATCAGATTCTTCTTCTACTGTATCGTTGTCGCCGAATGCTGATAGAGGTTTTGATATATATTCAAAGTTGATTCCAGGGAAATCAATATCATTCGGTGTATTGAAAACAATCTCATCTGCTGAAGCACTTTGTGAACTGTGTCTGAATGGTTTACAAATAAAATCTCAAACCATTTTTTTGCCCTGAAAAATTTTAGATTCGGCACCAACATCAGTAATTTCATACATTTTGTTATTTCATAAAGTTTTAATAACATCACCAACTTTAGGAATAAAATCATATGAAATATCTCTTGAAAAAACTGATTTTGTCATCATCATTGATGTAATAACATCATCAGATGAGAACCCAAAAGAATTTAATACTTCTGTTTCATTTGTAGGTTCATATATAATTTTTGTTCTATATGGACCATTCCAATTCATATTAGGAATTTCTCCATATAGAAGATCTATGTTTCCATTTTGAGCATCTAATACATAATACTCAATTGCAAAACCAGAAACATCATTAAATTCCGAGGCAATTGAATCAAACAATTCATATTCTTGTTCTACCTGTTGAAAGTCTAAAAGCTCTCATTCAGGTTTAAAATTTACATCTAAAGTCATTTTGTATTCCTCATATAACTATTTATCGAGAAATCTTAGCATAACCCGAAACACTTTCTGAGAAGGTTAAAACAACCTGATTGACAGAGGTAAAAGAAACAGAATCCGGGAAAATTTGGAGATAAGAAGAATCAGCAGCAATTATTTGTACTAATCTTGAATTTAAATTATGATTAATTGTTCATGTTGTGGAAGCAGAACTTTGAGTGTGTTCATATGAGTGGGTATGTGTAAATATTGTACCGGTTAAAACAGCTTCAACATTAGATTTTGTTATTTCTTTAATTGGAATAATAGATTCTGTTCCATTATTCTTTTTTAAATAAAGTACACCATCAAAAGTATTGATTGCTATTTCACCAAGAGACAAATCTCCAATAAGAGGAGATTTTGATGCCACAGAAGACTTTTTGTGAATAATAGTATTTGCCATAAAGATGGACTCCTTGTACGCTTAAAGAAGCAGGAATAAAAAAAGGGGATATAGAAATATCCCCATAAAATATTTCTTATTTTTATTTATTTAGAATGTTCCACCGTCAATAGTGATCCCATCAAAAGTTGTTAAGTTTGTAATTGAGCCGCCAGTAATTGCAACGCTTGATGCTGCTTGAGTAGCAATTGTTCCTAATCCTAAAGTAGTTCTTGCAGTTGAAGCATTATCATCATCAATTAATGATCTACCAAAAGATGTTAATGCTGTTAAGGAGGCAGTAGAAGCACTTGTATAATAAGCAATTCTATCAGCTGCTGGGGTTAAGGTACCAACAGTAGACAATGCAGTAGACAATGAAATAGTTGGGTTAGCTGATACGCCATTTCCATCTGCGACGGATATGCCAGTTCCTGAAGTAGAAATAGTTCTTGAAGTAACAGTTCCAGATCCAGTTCTTGTTATTAACCCATTTGTAGATAAATTATGTAATGCTAAAGACTGTCCTGTTAAAGCAACATCATCAGCACCAACTGTGATACCCGTTCCTGCACCAACATTAAGTGTATTGCCATCTTTTGATAAACCCGTCCCAGCAGTTATTGATCCTGCGCTTGAAAACTGAACCCATGTAATCGCCGTTGTATCTAATGTACCACCACTATTTGCGGAACATAACCAACCAGTATCGGCGTTTGTAGTACCTTCCTCAACAAATACGAATGCTGAAACAACTTCATCCCATGAATTCATATCCGCAGCGCGAGTCCATGCACTACCAGAAACAATATAAATACCATTCTGTGAACTTGTTGTTTGGTTTTTTACTAATACTCTATCCCCATCTATAACAGAAATATCATCAATTGTTTGTGTTGCAGATAATGTGATATTACCTGTTGTCGCTGCCTTTACAGAGTTCTTTGGTTTAATGCCCTGAATTGCAGTATCAACATATAATTTATTTGCAGCATCATTATCATTAACAGGTGTTGCAAGATTTGTAATTCTAACATCATTAAATGATACATTTGATTCTGGTTCGGCCATTTGGTCTAAACCGGATAATCTTACTTGGGTATCAAAATCAGATATTTTGGAAGCTGTTAATGAAGGGATATCAGAAGCACTAAGTGTTGAACCTAGCGTAACATATCCGTTTGAATTTATAGTAACCTTTGTAAATGTTCCCGTAACTACACCAGTAGGGGCAGGAACATATCCTATTGATTTTACAAAAGCTGTTGTAGCTACCTTTGTTGAATCATCAGTAGAATCCTGAGTTGGAGCAATAACTGTACCTACAAAAGTTTTTTCTCCGTCTATAGTTTGATCAATATTATTTTTTGAAACAAAGGCTCCTATACCACCAATAGGTTCTATAGTTGTAGCAGAACCCCCTACACCACCTGTTCCTTTACCATAATACAAAGTATCATCTGCCTCATTAAATGCTAATTCTGCATTTTCAAGAGAAGAAGGGGCACCTATGGCACCACCTATAGCGCGTCTTTTAATTCTAATAGTATTTGACATTTATGTTTCCTTTAAAAATTACCACCATCTAAGATAGTTTCCTTTTTAATATTTTTTCATTTTCCTAGAGAACTTGAATATTGTAATAAATCACTATCACTAACATTTTCTATTTGAAAAATATTTATAGCTTCACTTAATTGTTTAATATCTGTGCCAACTGCATTTGCAAAGTTCGCTAATGTTTCTTCACTTGTCATTTTAATCCCCTATACTTTAGCTTCCTCATAAATGGAAGTTAAATCAAAATCTATCTCTGGAACAAATAACCCACCTTCAACAGTTCTTGATAATCTATTTCCATCATTGGGGCTTACCAAAGATGAAAAATTTGCTGTTTCAATGGATATATCATATGATCTTTCTTCCTTTATAACCTCTACTGAAATATCATTAGAAAGAAGATCTACCTCAATACTATATTTATTATCTTTTATACCTTCGATATTTACATCAAATACATTTCCCATAATATTACCTTGTTATATCATTTATAACATTTCAAACTATTTCTGGAATAATGGTGAAGTATCTTTCATCTTGTGTCTTAACTTGCACATCAGAAAATAAATTTCCTCCGGGAAGAGTAAGAACACGACCAGAAATATTAAAAACACCATTAGAACCATCTATGATTTGAATAGTTCCATCTGTTGTTGACCATTCTGCTAATACGGCATCAGAAGGTTTCCTTCCTCTTCTTATTTGCATTTTAATTTCTGTGGATGTTAAATCCAATGGATCGCCATTTACCCTAACAGTAATAGGCCCCATACCATTTCACCAATCCCCAGAAATATGTGTAGGTAGTTCTATTTTTTCCATTTTAAATCCTTAATAAGTTACTTTTGATCCACCAATAGTGCAATGACAAAAAGGCTTTCCTTTACTTAGACAACCTTCACAAGGATTGTCGCTTGATCCAGCTGTATAAAATTTAAACTTTGGTTGATCCTCATAAGGCGTAGGCCAATCTTTTACCCATTTAAAAGTTTTTAAAGGATTCTCAATCTCCATTGGTACATGAGGATTGTTATTTATTACTACTTTATAACATTCACATTCGTTTACATAAGGACTTAAACACTTTCCACATTTAGGACAAATCCACCCAAGTTTCTTTTCCATTATATTGCTCCCATTGTAATACCATACCCTTCATAGGCATAGTTAGTATCAATTTCTTCTATTAGTCTATCCATTTCTTCTTTGCCTTCAGAAATTAATTCAGCACCATCCAAAGTTATTCCAGTATTTCCTATTGAATTATAACTTGAAAACTTTCTTCTAATTTGACCTAATGTTGTTTTTAGTTTTGCTAATGCATATTTTTTAACTCAACCTTCACTAAGTGCTTGATCTTCAAAATCTAAATAGGTTCAGCCATCAACAAAGGATCCATCATATGCCATACATCTAACTAAAAGATATCCAGCAAAATCCCATTCAGTTCCATTAATAGTTCTGACATCTTTTAAAACAGGAGTAGGACTCAAGTTAAGAATCTTTTTGTGTCTAGCATACTTAAATGTATATTGCTCAGGCATATATCTTTCTAATGTTTCAATATAATCCATAGCAAGCTGATACCCAATTAGTCCACCAGATCCCATAAACTGTTGGGGGTCAATATATCCTTGTGTGTATAAAAAATTCTCAATGGTAAAGAGAGTATTAATACCTGTACTCCATGTGTCAGATTTGAAGCCCAGTACGTCTGTAACATATGCTGGTAGGACATATTCATATTGACCAGCAGACAGTGGCATAGTAAAATAATATTCTTTTGTAGAATTACCTACTGCTCATTCTTCTCATTTTTCCAAAGCATCATCGATGGCATCATTTAGATGATCATCTGTGACTTCAACTTTGTTATATGGATACCCCAAATCTCTTTTTAATCTTGCTCTTAAATCAGCTCTAGTCATATTATTCCTCTAAAAAACTTTATTGTGTTTTAATTATTTATAGAAATTTCTAATGGAGAAAAAGAGGATTTTAAGAAATCCTAAATTATTAAAATTATTAACTATTCGAAATCCTAAGAAAATGATGTATAAAACATTACGTTTTTCTATAGATTTTGGTGGATTTCTCGTAAGTTATTGATATTATTAGGAAAACTAAGATTTTGGTGGATTTCTAAGTTATTGAAATAATTAAGCTTCCTGGAAACATGAAAAATCTCAAAATTTCCAGACTTTCTGATAAAAAAATATTCGAGATGTGGTATAAACTTGAATTTTCTCTATTTACAACTCCGGAGAAATATGATAGTTAATATATTAACTTGGTACGGAGGGTATAGTATATAGAATTATATTGATTGGTGAAACAATATTTTGGTAATATGTACTTATGAATTTTTGATAAATAATTTATAAACTATATTAATTTGGATGAGGTAAAAGCTAGATGTGTGTAGCAATTGGCTTAAAATTAAAAAATAGAAATAACAAGGAACAATGATTCCTCTATAAAATTAGGGATAGAGCGTATAAACCAAAATACTCCTTGAAATATTATTCTCATGATGGGATTTCATCAGCATTTCTAATTGATGAATATAATGATTGGACTGAAGGTATTAATTCAAAAGGCATAATGTTAGTTTCTGTTGCTTTGCAAAATCATGAAGATAAGAAAGACGGTAAAGTTAGACTATCTATTAAAAATAGAAAAACTAATAGAAATGGGATTATCTTAAGACAAGTTCTTAAAATGGATAATATCAAAGATGTTGTTGATACTTTGGTTGAAGAAAGATTCGAAGGTAATACAATAGTCTCAGATGGGGAAAAACTTTTCTATTTAGAAATATTTCTTCATAATAAAACCAAAGAAGCCATTTTAAGGAATTTAGAAATTGATCCAATTGAAGATGATGAAGATGTAAAGAAAATCTTACTTAAACATATTGTCCCTGAAGATTATAATGTAAAAGTTAAAGAAATTAAAGACTATAATTTGGTTGTTAGAACTAATCATGGAATTTTTTTAAAAGATGCTGGTTATACTAAAGAAGATGGAGAAGGTTATAAGTCTTCTATAATGAGAAGAGATACTGTCATTGATGCTATAGAAAAAGAAGAACCAAATCATCCATTAGAAGTTTTAACAACATTAAAAAATCTAACTTCTAAAAATTTAGATAGAAATACAAAATTTTGCCCTATTAGAGAAGAACCCTCAGATTATATTTCGACATCTATAGTTCTATTAACTCCAACTTCTTCAATGTATGTTGTTCCTTTACAATGTTCTTTTAGTGATTCTTCTTTTGAAAGAGTTGTTAAGGATAGGGATGTTTCAATAGTTGTTCTACCTAAAAAATTAAAATTATTTGAGAATTCTATTGAAGGTAGAATTCAACATTATTTACTATCATAGGAGTTTTTATTAAAATGGAAATAAGAAATAAATTAAAACAATTAATGCTTGATGAAAATGTAAATACAAAATTCTATTCAGATATGACAAAGCAGGAATTTAAAGCTTTTCATAAAAAGAATTTTGAATTGAGAAATAAATGAGCTAAAGATTATATTTTTCTTTTCATTAAAAATTTTAAACACATTTTTCCCGAAGGAATTATCAACTTAAAGAAAGGTGATAAAGGATTTGCACTAAAAGATCTTAAGGAAGATCAGATTTTGAATGCATGGTCATTTAACCAAAAGAGACCAAAGGAATATGAATACACAACCTCTAATCTAGGCAAAGAAATTGATGTTGATACCTTTTTTATGAATGTTCTAGATTGAACTGAAGGATTTGCTCCCCAAGCAATAGACAGAAAAATGGAACAAGTTAGAGATATTATTATGAAAAGAATGGATAATGAAGTTGTAAATAATAAGACTCCATATGACATGGATATTATTGGAGATTGAGATGATCTCAAAGCTGAAGGATTCTTTGATAGATATCCTCATCTAAAAT